TCAGGAAGCACAGCCCTTGTGCCAAGCTTTTGCTTCTGCTCCGAAGTCTCAACTTTCTCTTGTCCATAACTCAAATAAACCGTCGTTGGAAACGCCATCTCAAACTCCTTTTTACAGGCTCAAAGTCCTGCGAATGCCGTTAGTATTTTATCGCTAGGCACGGCAATCGTTACACCTAGCTTTCTACCCTGAAATGAGGCCCCATTCGCCTCGTTCCTCTTCCTTGTGCTGTTGCTACTGGCTGAGTCGCGGCCTCATCGCTGATCGAATCAGCCACGGCATCAACCTGGTTGCTCTCGGAACACCACCGACAGGTACAGGTATCACTTGGAGGCCAGGGGAATAACCCTATCTTGGCCTTGCGTAGCACATAATCCGGGCTTCCCGGCACTCCACGCACTGTCGTACCCACATCTTCCGTGATCTCTCCCTCGATATTATAGCTCGGCTTGTGACGATACAAGGTCGTCTTAGGCTGCCACTCATCAATGTAACGGAGAGTGAACCCTGCATTTGCCAGTTCGTTCTTTTGCTGGTTACGTTCTGTTATCCCTGCCATTAATTACCTCTTCCTATTCCTGTTAGCTGAAGGACAGATCACCAATCTCAGCGATGAAGGACGCACCACGGCTATCATCAAGTTCAAACACGCCATAGTCTGCTGTCATCACAACCTCGGTAGCCCTGAGAGAAGCATCTCTCTGTCGCTCTGTCCGTGTGTCTACGCTTGTCAGGGCTGCCATAGCAGTCTTGTCAGCGATGACACCATACCCGGAGTCCTGTCCACTTATCTTATCTATGTTTCCGTCTTCAAATATGCTTACGCCATTGATTGGGCGTAGGCCACTGTAGAAGTTCGCCAACAGATCCACGCTCCACCCGCTGGTTAGTCCTGCGGCTGCGGCTGTGTCAGCAGTAGTTGCAGATGCCTTAGAAAGTTCAGCAACCGCATTCGGATGATGAATAATATAAAGCTGATTGCCAAATTTGTTTGCCTTAGCCCTGGAAATAGCAGCATGGACATTCGCTGTAGAGAATGTCTGGTTATCTGCACTAAGAGCAGTACCACCATTGAGGTTAGGCCACAAGGCTATAACATCCGTGTCCTTCTTCCTGGCCATACCGTCACCAAGCTGCCTGCCAATCATGCTGAACACGTTGTCTGCACTCTGGCGTACCAGCTTATCCGTGAGAACAACCTTGGCTCCGACCTCTGAAGCGGTGAGGTCTACCGTGGTCATCCCTATGTCTTCCTCGTCTATGATATCCTGACCGTCAACAAGGTCGCTCATAGACATCTGTCCTACCTTGGGGACAGTAACCTGCTTGGAACCCTTGGGCAGACTGAACTGCTCAATGAGCGCAAGCGCTGGAGCGTTATGCTCCTCTGTGTACCTAGCCGAAGCTATGATAATCCTCTGGGCATTCTCTAAATTACCCGTTGTTGCTGTCTGTGCCATAAGACACCTCCTTTATGAACCAAACGCTAATCGTCTCGCAGCCCGCACCGCTGCATCCGACCTATCCCCATTATTGTACGCATCCAGGAGCCTCTGGTCATTGGATGTCGCTTCCGCTGCGCCCTGACTATTGTCGAAAGTCTGCGGTGCAACCCGACCCTGCTTGAGCTGTGCGATCTCAGCAGCCTGTGAGCGGAGCTGGGACATACGCCTAGCTTCCAGCTCCATCTCCTGTGGAGTTCTGAACTTGAGTAATGTCTGTATATCCTCAAGTGCCTGTTTGTTCACCAGTTTATGCTTCTGGGCAAAGTGCATGGCGGCATTGGACCGCCCTTCCACAAAGCCCACGAGATCCATCGCCTTTGACTCCTGGTCCCTAAGCTCTTTCTGGTGTGTCACATACTGACGTGCAACCTGCCTTGCGGACTGCGGGTCTGTCCCCTGCTCCTGCGCCCTCTGCTCAAGTTGCCTTGCCCTCTGCAAAACCTGCTGTTCCCATTGCCTCTGTGAATCAGCCTGTCTTCTTTTCATAAGTTCATCCACAGCCTCTGGTCCAACCTGTGGCTGCGGCGTAGGAACCACCATAGGCTCCTCGACAGGAGGAGCGGTCGCCACGGGGGCTGTAGCAATAGGAGCCTCTGGCTGTACGTCTACAGAAGCATCGTTGATATTATCAACGGGCGCATCCTGCTCAACGCCAGAGACATCTACCTCCCCCACGTCTTCTATTTCTACCGCCTGTTGCGGTAGTTGCTGTTGTTCTACCCCATCTAGTGGTGTAACCATTTCCTTACTCCTTATGTAGTTTCTTCTATTTTCCCGAAATGTCAAGAGTTACTGGTAACGCTTGATCGCTTCAGGATCGACCTCTATGTTACGCACGGCAGACAGGAAGCCCGTCCAGTCCTTGATAGGCTTCACGTTGCGACGGTTCCGCTCCATGATATACCACACTGTTTGCCCGGCAGGGGTTTTGGGCTGAGTATTCCGTGTAGACAGCACCATCAGCATGGCATCAATATGTGGTTGCTTCCTGAAGAATGGCCCTCTCCACACATCCATTGCACTACGCAAATTACCCAGCCACCTATGCTTGTTCTCCAGGGTAGCCCTCATGGTTGCATCTGAAGCATCCCATTCTTTGTATATCTCCATGCCCTGTGCCGTTGTACCGGGCGCATACCGGGACAGCCATGACTCTACCCCTTTCTTACGCACATCGTAGTACCCTGACTCAGCGATGGCATCCTGTAAGTCCAGGATCATGCCTGTGATTGGCGGAGACTCACGCTTCTGGTGTTCTTCCAGCCTTCTCCGGTAACTCTTTATCTTGGTATCGGACAGGGCAGGGAATTGCTTTTTCATCACATCTTCCCACATCTCGAGGCGTTGCTCGCGCAGATCCCAGTCCACCGAACCACCGTCTGTAACAATTGTAGTAAGAGGCTTGTTGTCAGGCCCCCGAAGAAGTTTGCCGTCCGGCCCCTTTTCATCCTTACCGGGGTATAGCAGGGTGTAATACCATGACTGTGCGCTGTCAAAGACATCCCTGTCAAAGGTAGACAGGTTGCCCAGTGCTGTGTCACGGCTGAACTTGAATAGTTCTTCCCCTATGTCCTCAAAGGTACCATGAGGACCCGTTAAGGCTCGCAGGGTTGACGCTGTCGCCTTGCGGATGTCTGACATACCTTTCATAAACTTCCCAAGGTCTTTAGCTCCACTCTCCAGAAAGTCCGCTTCTGCCTTTTGCAGCTTTGTAAACCCATCGGCTATGATCTCATCCCGCTCCACAGCGTACCGAGAATATTCCGTGGCACTCTGCTCCATTCGTTCCTTCACGCGGTTCTCAAGTGTGATCAGTTCCTCTGCTGTCATAATCTCCGTGAATTTACCTTCACGCACTGACCGCTGTATGTTCTTGCGTATATCACTGGCTACCTGGTCCCACGTCGGTGTCTTCTCGGAACCAATAGCCGCAAACGACAGGCTTATATCAAAGCCGTCATCCACGTTGACGATTTTGTGCCACCAGTCCTTGCCCATACTCGCCCATATCTCGTTCAGTTCGCCCTGCGTCATCCTGGCATCGCTCTTGCCTGTTACCCCAAAGGCTTCTTGTAGCCTCGGGTCATCGGGGCCAAGTTCCAGTATGTCCGCATACGCCTTGTTTAGTGTTTCACTAACACTCTCGTATGCACTCTTAGTACCCAGTATGCCGAAACCAAACTGTGCTGCGGCAGTGACTGTTTCCGTGACACCTTCCTTGATATCCCCCTCGCCAATCTCTCGGAAGCCCTCGCTGAACCGACCACCTAGGGTTTGCTTACCGGGATCGGCCAAGAAGACATCGTTCCATGAAAACGGCAGTGCGTGTTCCAACAACGTATTCATCATCTCCGGGCTAAACACACCTTCAATAAACCCCTCGTCCTGCGGCCTTGTGCGCTCGCCTATGGAATTGTAGCCAGTAATAATATCGAGGCCAAGGCTGCTTACCGGGGCGCTAACATTACTCCGCAAGTCCCGCAATATCTCACCGCCGTGTTTGCGATTGAGTGCCATCAGCGGCAATGAACTAAAAATTCTCAGCAAGGAATCAAAGGGACCAAACAGGCTGACATCCAACGAACCTGCGTGTATACGCATGAAGTTCGGGTTAAAGTGCCATTTACCTGTTGAGGGATTTTGTATCAACGGATTGATATCCGTCTCTTCACCGTTGAGTTCATTAATGCCGAAGGTAAGAAACGAGGCAAAGCCCATATAGCGAGTCATGTGCTTGGCTGCGATGCGACGCTCCAGCGTCTTGTTCGTTCCCGGCAGTACCCCCTTCAGTGCATCCGAAGCCACCTTCATCCTTGCGTGGAAAAACCGCGGGGCAAAGAGCAGGAACTGTGCGGAATTGCCACCCCACCTGCGCTGCCCCACTCCTGTAAATACGTTGGTAAACCCTGCTATCCTGGCAGCATCTCCGCTGTCCAGAAGTTGTCGTGCCGTCTTGCCTGTCTGAGCCATCAAAAGTTGTAACTCTGCATCTGCCAGACCGTGCCTGAGTACGTTGCCGTACTGTGTAAACATACGGTCAAACTTAGTCAATATATGTCTGTTGCGACTAACATAAAAGTCCGGTGCGTTGGCAAGGATACCCAGACCCGCACTTGCCCATTCGTCCGGGGTGAGTGTCCCGTTATTAATAGCTGTGCGACGGGCAATGTAAAAGTACTCACCAACGATATCCGGGCCTTTGTCCGTCCACGCCTGTAGGCTTGACTTAAAGGCCTTCCATGAATCCCCTTGACGGTTAATCTTCAGCTCCTGTGTTCCTCGGACATCTTTGCCCAACTGACCAATCCCCGGAACCAGCCTCGTCGCTCTTGTTCCCATCGCTGCTTCGTTGATAAGCGCAGCGCTGCCCTGTATGCCGATGGCGCTCATGTCTCCCGTTGCACCGTACATACGCAGAAGCGAGTTAATCGCAACGAGACCCCCTCCGGGTAGTTGTCGGCGTTTCTCTGCTGCCGCGGACGCATTCAGGATAGCGTCCCTGAAGGCATGGGGGAAATATACTCCCTCCAACCCTAACCCCATACCGGACATTGTTGCCTTACCGCGCAACAGATCCTTCTTCGCAATATCATAATTGGCCTTTGCCTTGTCCAGTAATTTTAAGACCTGCTCCATCTCTTCTTTGTTCTTGCTCTGACGGCCCCCTAAACTCTTGACCTTTTTGTGCCATTCCGCGAACTTCTTATCCATGTACTGGAAGTATTCTTCAACACCCTCTGCCGTTCCCTGGAACTTAGTGAGGGGCGTTAAGCGTAGTTCTTTTCTCATGTCCTTCATAACATCGTCTGCGGATATTATCAGGCGCGTCTGACCCATGCCAGTAGCGCGCTTCTGGCGATTCTTGATGTTGCGTATCTTGTTGCGTACCTTCTCCAGGTTCATCTCGAACTTCTGGAACTCATCGGAGTTTTTGAGAAGCTGCTTAACCGTACCTGACTCCACCTTGTTCGCCTGTGAATACCGAACTATGAAATCTCCAATAGCATCGTTACGCTTCTTATCCCCAACGAACTTGATATAGTCTGCTACCGCATCGGCGGGGTGGGCATACCATTCACCCCTTGTCATGCCTTCAGCCTGAGACAGGGCTACCCTGCCCTTAATAGCAGGCACTCCCCACCTGCCACCACCCTCTGGGTTAAATGTAAGTTCCGTCGGAGCCTGCTTCTCATTCAGCACAAGCTCGGCTTTGCCCGTAGCGGGGTTTATCTCGACAGCGCCAGAAGCATTGCGTGGAAAGTAGTGTGCGCCTTCCCCGTACATCACACCTCTCGCAACGCCCTGCTGCGCCTTGCCTGCCACTTTAGGTAATGGACCTCGCATATTGACACCCATATCCACAAGTGTGTTCTCCATGCGAGCTGTGTATTCGGTGATGTCCTGCATCAGAGAATACGCATCGCGTACCTCCTGTCCGATCTGTACCTTGACAGACTTGAGCTGCTGCTCATATAGCGGAAGCCGTTCCGCTACATCACCAAAGCCGGGGAGCAGGTTAGCATCCACAGTCTCCCCCCTCGCATTTTTGGATCTAACGCCCTGATACCCTTCGCTGACCAGGGTGTTGCCCCTGAAGGTCATACCAGACCCCTCTAGCACGGCATCGCTGAAGACGTAGTTGCCCTGTCCTTCACGCCCTGCACCTTCAAGGATATCTTCTATCAAGCTACCGCTTGCAGTAATAATCTCTGCCGCATCATCCGCATCGTGGGCGGCATTCATAACCTTGGCTGTTCCAGAGTTAAACCTGATAACACCCTGGTCTACCATTTTGGCAAGCATAAACGCTATATCGCCACGCGCATTATTAGCCATAGCCTCGGTGGCCTCATCAGCTTTATCACTAAAATCATTCAACTTACGTTCTACGTCGCGTCCACTCCTGGCAGCCGCCTGTCCCTCCGGTGTCTCTGCACGGGTGATGACGCGTGTTGGTTTCCTGAACAGGCCCCCGACAACCGGAGCCTTGCCCCAGGATTCAGGAATATTGCTTTTCAGCTTGTTTTCTAGCGGGAGTATATAGTCATCCCATAAACCCCGCACAATATCCCGCCCTCGTTCAGTATATGTACTTGCGAAATCTACGCTCAGCATATGCACTGGATGATGGAACCCACCGCGATCCTGCGGAACTACCTCTGGCCCCACAGGTGTACGGGGAGCCTTGAACTGCGGAGTATCTAATACGTCATGCACGATATCATCCATGATGTCATGTACATCGAACTTACCCGGATCAATGTCATAGTTAACCTCTAAGCCATCTCGTGGGTTAATATCTCCAACGCCATCCATGACCTCGGACACCTTGGCTTCGGGGCTTAATTTAGACCACTCATCTATGCCCATGCCTTCTTGTGCTGAACGCGCGATTGCGTCAACATCATTGTACATATTGCCCAAGATATCTTGCGGAATAATAGCAGGATCACTGGCACTGCGAAGAGGGTATTTCTCTGCGAGGCGAGTTAATGATGCTGTGCGTAGCGCAAGAGATTCCATTGCGTCAGGCCTACCCCCAGTACCGACAGACAGGTCTGGCTCTTCACTCATGAGCTTTGCCTGTCCTGCGGCAGTATCAATCTCATCATCAAACAGCCGTAACTGCTGACCTGGTTTCATATTCTCTACTTTATTCTGGTCAATCACAGACCGTGAAAAGTCCTGAGCCTTCTTATTCACTTCCATCACAGGAGCGCCTTCCTCAATAGCGCGCTTCCTGAATATGTTAATAGTATTTTTAAGCTGTGCCTTTGTGATACTCACGGCCCCTACACCAAAGAGGACAGGCTTGGCTACACCACCCTGCCACAACCACCCTAACGGCTTCGCCACCATCACGCCAAACAGATCATCCAGTTTCTTGGGGGTCATCAGTACCTTCTCGACCGCACCGCCTACTTGCTGTAGACCGCCGCCCGCTACACGGGCTGTCGTAGCCTTCGCCCCTTCTCCTGCGCCGTACTTCGCAGCGACGTGTTGTCCGACCTTGCCGAGTACTTTACCGCCCAGTTTTCCCGCGCTAGCCACACCAAGCGTCAAGGCCGTCTCCCCTACTGCCGACGCTATCTCGGTCGGAGCCTCGATCCACATCCTGTTTGAGAACTCGAGGGGTCCTACTTTCTGTCGCTCCGTCAGCCAGGGCATCTCCCTGTCCTGAATGGTAGCCATGATGTCGTACTCTTCCGTCATCGTAGGCCGTCGCCCCTGCTCCGCCTCGAACTGCCTCTTAGCCCTTTCCACCTCTGCACCCATAGCGGTTTCACCCGATGGGTCCATCCTTTCCCCCCACGACTCGGGCAGGGGAGTAAGGTCTGCTGCTACATCAAGCCCCGTGCTTAATGTTTCCCGTCCAAGGTGACCGATGCCACCAAGAACACCACGGTCCCTGATAGCTTCACGGGTTTCCCCGAACTGCTGAACTACTTCTCCGGCAGCGCGTTGGGGATACATAAGCAAGGGTTCTATAACCTTCTTGTATACAGGCTCCACGACGCGACGGCCAAGTTCAAGCCCGCCAGTAGGCGTGGCTTTGGCCGCTCTCTGCCTGGCCCATTCCGCGTTACGCTCCCTGCGGCGTTGTATTTCTTCTTGAGAAGGCATTAGTAAAAGATAAACCTCGTTCTCGGATCAGTGTATGCGCGTGTTACGCCGCGCTCATACTGGGGAAGTCTTCCGTACCGTGCCGTCCACGGGTCAGTCTCAAGGAATTCCTGGAAGGACCTGGGTTCTTGTTCTTGTCCGCTTCTCAGGGCAGAGCCTATCTGACCAAGGTAGTCGCTGTACACATCCTGGTATGCCTGCTGAAAGTAACGTCCCTGCCTTGGGCTTTGCCCGCCAAACTGTGTCCCGGCAGGAGAACTGTAATACGCGGCCTGTGGCAATTGGGTCAACAATAGGCTGCCCCAGTCGCCTGCGCCTGATAAATAGTCCAGGAAAGGATTATTTCCGTTAGCCATATATTACTCCCTTACACCTGTGTTCCATTACCGTTGGTCACGGCTGGGGTTGCTTGGCGGCCAGCCACGCCTCCCAAACCCGAGGTGCGCCCAAGGTACCAGTCAAGGAAATTCGCTCCGGGTTGCTGGGCAATCAGTTGATCATATAACTCGTTCATCGCTCCCTGTATCGCCTGTCCCAGAATGCCGCCGTACATCCCGCCACCACTTCCGCGCTGCATCGCCAGCATATTGGCAAGCTGTCTCCTGTTCTGCTCTGACCCTTCCCCAGTGCCGTATATCTGCCTGTACATGAGCCGTTGTGCATCGTCCAACGCCCCAATTTGCCCCAGCGCCGCTGTCCCAATAGCTGGTCCGGTATAATCTGTCTGTGGATCTACATACTGCATGAACTGCCCTGGTGTAAGGTTGGCAATGGCCGAGGCTCGCTGTGCGAGCTGTCTCATGTTCTCTAATCCTGGCTGAGTATAGCTTCCCATAAAATCAGCAAACGAACCTCCGGGCTGTGCCATTGTTGGTGATTGCAGATAGTACTGCTGCATCAGGGGATTGTACGCATTGTAGAACGCGCCCCGCATCGGGTTATACCCACCGGGTTGAAACTGCTGCCCTGCATACTGACTGAACTGTTGTTGCGGAGTTACATCTCTCCACGGTAGTCCAGCCTCCTGGAACAGATTCTGCATCGCTGTATCCTGCTGCTGAGAATAACCACCCACGACCTCGGGCGCACCCTGTCCGACCGGCTGAGCTGTCACACCAGTGCCTCCCTCGGCTGCTAACGCCGATAGTTCATCATCGTATTCCATCCCCGCGAATGGCCCGGATTGCGGAGTCCATTTTCCGGTCACGGTATTAAATGTTGCTGCCATTATTTCCCCCTTATTATACTAAACTTATGCTCGTTAACAATTATATTACCATCCATACGGAGATGGCGAACTAGTGCCGTTAGGTGCTGGCTGCCTTGGTGCCTGTGCCTGCATCGCAGGTGCATCCTTAACAAATGTTGTTAGGAAGTCCTCTTTACTGCGCCCGGCGCTAGTCCAGTCGGACAGCATATTCTGAAAGAAGTTCTGCATATAATTCCTCACCCATGTGTCAGCGCCGGGATGCGTGTTGTACATCGCAACCAAGTTCGACAGGCGATTCTCGCTTTGGGTGTTTGGTGACATGAATACTGCCCTGTCCATCAGCATGTCATATCCTTCAGCGTTTTGGCCGACAATATTACTGACGTGGGCATTGCTGAGGCCGGAAAACTGTTCCATATTATCACGGAGACTTCTGACAGAATCGTGTAACCCGGAACGTGTCTCGCCGGGCTTCTGTAGGTATGTACCTTCAAGCCAGTCCGAGAACAGGGCTTCCTCGTTTACGGCATCGGATTCAAGCATATTGCCGCGCACCCAACCATCCCCACCCAAATCATCATCAACCATACCTGCGCTGAACGGGTCGGCTCCTGCATCCTTAAGCCAGTCCCTGTCCTCCCATTTCGTGTTGAGATAGAATAGCGTCTCGGCATCTTTAAAGAGGTCGCCCTTGCGCTGCTGTGCTTCAAACCTACCGGAACCGGGCAGGTTGTTAAATACGTTGTTGAACTGATCCCAGTAGGAAGGTTGTCTCACGGGAATGCCAATGGTTGGGTCGTACTCGATGCCCGGTATGGGTCTGTCAAACTGCATTTCAACTCCAGGGTCTTCTGGAGTGTCAATCCCGGTATCCGTATAGTCTACAAACGGGAGATCACTTATGTCCATCTCTTCTGGTATATCGGTGGTGTCGGGTATATCGGTGGTCATGGTTGGCTCAGGAGTTGGTTCCCCACCAGTGCCTGGTGCCTGGCCTGTCCCGTCCAGGTTGAGTGATGTGTACTGCGCCTGTACTGCATTACCAATTTCTATCTGGTCCGGGTCGCCGCTTGCAAACAGTGAGGCAAGCCATGCTTCCAGTGCATTCGGGTCAATCGCTACTCCGCCAGCCTCATCTGGCATATAGTTATCCTCGTTACCAATGAAGCTCAGGAAGGCTGCCGGGTCTTCTGCCCAGTCAGTCTCGAATTCCCCGAACAGGATATCCTGCTGATACTCCTGGTCCATTTTGTCGGCCATATTCTGGGTAGTGCTGGATATGCCGTCACCCATGATATGATCGTATGTCATTTGACTTGCAAGGGCTTCCGTCTTGCTATTCTCCATTACAACCTGTCCCAAATCCTCCACGCGATCTTCTATCCAGTCAGCACCCGAGTTCAGTATTGAAGCAACTGTATCAGCCTGTGTTACTGTCGCCTCAGCCTGTGTTAATGCACCCTCACCTGCTAATCCCAGTACATCCGTGGCCGCATCCGTTATCGCATTACCCACACCCTTGATAGCGTCCCACAAATCTATACCGCTGTCTTCTGCAAGATCCTCAAGGTCTGTCACGAAGTTATCAAAGTCCTCTCCGCCCGCATCCATGAAGTCCTGTGCCTGGTCAAACAGATTGTCCATATCACCGTAACTCACGGTAGCCAGTTCCTGTATGCCGGGGTAGTTTTGCACAACGTTCTGTAGTTCCTGGTCAGTCAGGGCAGGGCCGAAGCCGGGGACAAGTCCCGCTGTCGGGACAGGGGAGTGGAGCTGCATGATCGCCTGATCGACGGCATCAGATGCCTCTTCCTCCAGCATACCCTCGTCACCGTATTCCCCGAACATATCCGACCCGGAAACATACTCATCCATTGCCTTGTCAAGGTCTCCGCTCTTGTTAGTAAACATACTCCACATAGTTTCAACCGGGGGTGCCAGCCATGTACTGCCAGCTATCCCCGGTATAAAGCCCCAGTTTCCAAAGACGTTAGCCATCAGATACCTCCCTGTGCGCCGGGTCTTGGTGACCCGGGCGGTACTACAGGCCCTGCCTGTGGCGTGGGCTGCGGTGGCGGAACACCCATCATGGCATTCGGCATCACCGCCGGGTTAGTTGTGGGCGGACCTCCAGGCCTGGGTGGTAGTGGAGGTCCACCGGGTGGAGGACCGCCCGGAGGCGGGGCTGTCATGGCGGCATCCCGCATTTCTGCGGCTTGTCGTTTCTGCATTATCACGGACATGAGTTCGTTCACATAGAACTGCACAAGGTCTTCCCGACCCTGTCGTTCCGCAGCCCGGAGCAGTGTCCAGAGTGCCGCTTCCGGCAGCATCCGTTCTGCCAACTGCTCCTTGATGGCATCGTCCATCTGGTCTGCGTCCTGTATTGCAAGGATACGGTCCCGTATCGCCCTGTCTGACAGCAGCGGTGTCGGGCCTTCCCTTGCAATCTGTGCCATAGAGTACCGGGTCATGTCGTCCTGCGGTAGCTGACCCACAAGGTTCACGACCGGTGACCCGGTATTTTTAATCATATCTGCTTCTATGTCCTCGGTAAAGTACACCCTGTTCCTGTCCATACCGGAAACTTCCATTGACTTATACGCACCGGAAGCGTACTGATCGGACACCAGGTTAAATATCATCTGGTAAGCCTTCTCCACCCCCCTGAGATACTTGCTGACCACGGTTTCCACTCCCTGCCGGAGCGTGTTGATGGCAAATCCCGAGAGCTGGAACTGGAGCTCCCCGTATACCGAGTGGGGTATAGTTCCTCTCTGCATCTCTCCCGAGACGAGCTGCATAAACGCACCCGTCTCCTTCGCCATCTCGAGGAGTCCGAGGGGTTCCACGTTCTCGTTCTGGGAGAGCGCAATCTCCGAACCCTCTAAGTAGGGGTCTTCATCCAGTGTCTTTGTACCGTCCCTTGACCGTACTATCAGTCCCTGTCTCCGTGACCTTGCGGTCAGTTCTAGCATCGTACTCATCATAAGGTTCTGCTTGGGATAAAGGTCCCTGGATGCACGGAACACGCTCTCACCCACGTCTGCAATCGTATCCTGCATATTGGACTGTGAAAGTGCCACTATGTACGGGTTAGCTCCTATAGGACCGAGAAAAGCCGGGACGCGGTCTGCGCCGTGCCGGGTCTGTTTCTTTACCACCCTGAGCAGGGGATTGGTTGTTGAACCGTTGTGTATGATAATCGTGTTGATCTCCCTGTCATAGAAGTCGTACACGTCTATGCCGTCCACGTTATGCGGGGCATCCCAGTCTATCCTCACGTTGTACTGCGAGAATATCTGGTCTTTTGTCTTAGGAACCTTGTAACATATCCAGTCCAGACCTTCAGGGCCAAGACCCCAGTAAGTATGAAGCGGGTCCCAGGGTGTGATGTCCACATAAGTAGAGCCGTCCTCACGCTTGGCGAGGAGCGCCCTGCCTGCACACCAGCCCCGTATAGTCGCATACCACCCGAGCTGATCCCTCAAAGTAGGCTGCATCAGGGAGCATAGCCTCTCGTCGGCAGCCCTGAGTATGCCTATAAGGAACCTCTCCTTCAGGTCGTTCCGTTCCCTGAGTTCCGGTTCTGCACCGTCGTGGGGTATCCTGACAGTCATCTCTGCCCCGGTGACCCATCCGATCACTTTCTCGGCATATGTCTGCGGATCATTGGAGGTATAACTCTGGTAACCCTCACCCGCATCGTAAGGCTCAAGCCTGTACAGGGCGTGGTCATCCTGCATTCTCTGTCTCATCGGTTCAGTAGCGTCGTAGTGCGACTCCACCAGTTCGACAATCTCTTCCGGTTTACGTCTTACCATCTACATCCACCTTTTAACCCGGATACGGTCGCGGTTCTCGATATACCCGTACCCGAAACGGTCAACCAGTCCGTATATGACCGCCTTTATAGCATGATTATACTTGTCTTCCGGCACTTCGCCAACTATATTGCCTTCCCTGTCCGTTTTCCACCTGTAAGCCTTTGTCTGTCCGTCAAAAGGATTAGGCGCAGAGCCGAACTCTGAAAGTATACCGTGACATTTGGGGCTGAATACTATCCTCGGTGCGTGGGTCTTAGGATCTATCTTCAGCCAGCCCTTCAGCCGCTCAGTCCCCTCGTTAATCCTGATCTTCTGCGAAGATAAATAAAGCCCTGTCTGGTCCATCCACGCCTCTGTGGGCGCTGCCATTGCCTGGTGCTGCGTTCCCGCTATATCTATCACTCCGAATGAGACATCGGGCCACCATGTCCTTGACCGTGCAATATCGATGATCTCGTCCGTGACGAGTCCCTGTTCGTATATCTCGTCTATGACACATATCTGCTCTCCCCTGAGCTGTACAGCCACCACCGCATAAGCCCCCGCATACCCGGGGTCCATCCATAAGTGAACGGGCGATCCCGGTTCGTACTCCAGTTCTGCAATGTGCATATCAGGTCTGAATTCCGGGAACACCAGACCGCGGGGCGGGCTGGGCTTTCCTTCAATCCTCTCCATAAAGAAATCATCACTAGATGCCTCCTTCAGTCTCAATATCTCCGGGTCTGTCGAACCACCGGGATACAGGTGTACATTCGTCCAGCTCGGAAGCGAGAAAGCCCTGGAGTCAGGCTCCGCACCCGATGCCCACGCCGTGAACATCTGTGGATACCAACCTAAACTTCCCTCAAAAGTACCGGAAAGAAACATCCACCCCCGCTTCGGCGCACACCTTCCCATCAACCTGAAAAAAGTCTCGAGGTCAAGCTGACTTGCCTCACACCCCAGTATCCCGTTAGGCGCTCTCATCGCAAGCGTCCTCGGGTCCTTAGCACTCTTAGTCTCTATCCTCGTACCATCCGCAAGAACCAGGTGTCCGGGATCTACCCTCTTAGAAGCTTCCTTCAAAATCCCGAGCACCGAAAAGTCCTGCAATAAATATTCGAACTCAGCCCTCGTCCTCTCGTAGTCCGCAGCCACCAGCCAGTACAACCCGCGCTCATCCGTGTCCGCAAACCTCGAAAGCAAATACTTAGACGCTACAAGACTCTTACCGGCCTGCTCACCACCAGCCACAAGATTAAACCTGTACCCCGAATCAAGTATAAAACTCTGCTCCGCAGTCGGATAAAATCCCACCTTGTCAAATAAATACTCCTTCAAAAGCGAACTACGGGTAGCAGTAGTCATTCTTCCCCTTTACGATTTTAAGGCTTCTTCGATCCAATCTTCCATATCTGTCTTTTGGCGGTACTGCTTAACAAGCCACTCCATCATTGTAACCCCTTTGTGCTGGGCAATACGCAACTCAAATGTATATAGGGGGGAACACCACTCACAAGAAAAATATATAATCAGTCCGTCACGCCGGGAGCTGGGGTTCCGTGCATTACGCCCACAGTTCTCGTCCACAGCAAGAAATGATCCCGTGTCCGCTATATACCCATGAATACCCTTGTCTGAGTCTTCTTCCCTAAAGAACCCTTCTACCCCTTCCTGGTGTAACCATACCCCCCTACCATCAGGATAGTTCTTTAAGCATACCGGGCAAAGAAGAAGATCATGTACCCCGATGCCGACTTCGAAGGATTCCTCACTAACCGGGCCAACTAACTTATCTGGACCTTCCACCCACTTCATAGCTCACCCCGCTCTGTCTCCTCATCCTTCACAGGCGCACTGCCGCGCTTCTCCAATAACTCCGTAAGAGTCTGCTCAACCCCCGCAGGCAAAGGCTCACTCACCGCTTCCGCCTTCACGTCCTGCGCCGCCTTCCGCCACTCCAGTATCAAGTCCTTAGCACTGTCCTCACTAATGGCAATCTGCGGCCTGTACTTCCAGGGCATAGTCCCATTCAATAAAAATATCAGCAAAACATCCGAACCCTTACCCTTGTCCGGGTTCTTTACCCTCTCTAACGCGATACCCTCAAGATACTCACCAAACTCCTGCTTCGCATCCTCCACATCCCTCATGAAATCAGGATCTTCACGCACCCACCTTCGGTACGTCTGCCTGCTAATGCCAATCGCCCCTGTCGCTCCCCTCACATTCCCAAACTCACCATACGCCTTCAGGTATAACGCCTTCCTCTTAACAACATCCGCCGAGCGTTCAGCATTCGACCGGTCCCTCAACAACGGCTGCTCCTTAGCAGGCTTCTTTGGAATTCCCATTAATATATCCCTCCCATATCATTCCCTATATCACCATTATAAATGTGATATAACATAACACAGGTATTATATATACCTGTGTGTTATGTTATATAACATGCTATATAACATGGCATAACATGTTATATTACGCCTAGAAATACTACATCCGTAACGTTTTTACCGTATAACATCGCGTATAACATTGCATTTCACAGGCATAGTAGACTTACAGCCATCAGATGTCAATAATTCCCCCGATATAACATGTTATATAACAAAACAAACCGTGTTATACCAGGACAAAACATACAGTGGAGAACAAGGCCTTTAATGGAAAAATTCTGTCATGGGTATCCTTCGACATACCCCACAACACCTAAGCCATACCCATCCCCCCACCAGAGACACCACACCCCCATCATCGCAACCACAATCACAAGCCAGTAACCAATCAGCGCACTAATCCCCCACACACAATCCCTGTCACCCATTAACAGACACACATAGATCATAACCATTAGAAGACACCCATCCCCATCAATGTTGTCGGCCTTCGGCCTCCATCGCCCATCCACCCACCGCCACCGGGCAAGGCATAGCGTGGAACCCGTGATCGCTCAAGGCGTGGCGTGTGTGTGTCATGCGTTCGATTCTGTCGACTGCGATGCTGTGGCGTATGAATTACGCGAAAAGAACATCCAGAAGTTTATACAATCGAATGTATGGCACGTTTTTTATATAATCCGAACTAGACCTAACACATACCGCCACGATACCGCCACGAATTCCCCCCGGTCCATTATTTGGAGTTCTGGATTCTATTTTCGGGCAATCCCGGGAGCTCCAATTGGAGCTCCTAAATCCCACACTAACCCAAAATTACCACGACCGCCCACAATTCCGGCATATATCTAGAACCCTAAACGGGTTCGGCGATATATTCCGGTTCACAAATTCACTCGAAATTCATTATCACCACGCCTAGCATTAGTTGACATATGCATGCGTATTTGAGACAATGGTCTCACGTCTAGTTATGGAGTGTGAATAGTGGATTTGATAGGAATTGAGAAAGATCCAAAAACGGTTAAAGGGTCCAAACGTGGATATCTTACGGGTATTCAATATCTAGCACATGAGCGGCAAGCATCCGAGGCGTTAGGCAGACCAATAAATATGTGCCCATGGGCTTCTGATGGTTGTGTTAACGGTTGTCTAATCACGGCCGGGCATGGTCGTTTCGCTCCGGTCCAACAAGCCCGGATTAATCGCACCGTTCTATTCATGAGCGATCGTGAGGCCTATTGGGAAAAGCTTATCCGTGAACTAATGGGCTTAGAACGTCAAGCCCACAAGCGAGACATGATACCGGTCGCACGACTTAATGGAGTTAGTGATGTTCTATGGGAAAAAACCCCGGTCATTATTGGAGATGATCGGGCAAATAACATCATGGAATTATTCCCGAATATACAATTCATGGACTACACTAAAGCCCCATACCACAAGCGCCCGGCCGAATCGCTACCAAGTAACTACGATCTAACCTTTTCAAGATCTGAGTCCAATGATATCGAGGTACTTGAAAACTTGATCAACGGTCGACGGGTAGCAGTCGTATTCGATAGCAAACCAACCGATCCGATCCCAGAATACTACAATGCTATTATTCCACGTTATCATGCCAATACCTCATTCAAGAATTACGGGCTTGATCAAGTCGAGGTAGTGAGTGGAGATGAAAACGATCTAAGGTTTCTTGATCCGGCGGGCGTGGTCGTTCACTTGTATGCCAAGGGCAAAGCCCGGAAAGATACGACCGGATTTGTAGTAAAGCGAGGCCAATAGATGACTAATCGAATTTATGCACATAGAAACCTAAACGAGGCAAAACGAGACTGGTCAAAATGGATATACTCATATGGTGACGTTAAAGGCAATGTCGGGCGTGGCGTAGTCTCGGGTTATTCCGATGATATCGTACTAACTAACGTCACGGCAAACTGTCAAAAGTCCGCCTTGATTGCTATATATAATGGGGCATATCGTAGCGTCTGCGCGTGGTTAATTGGTACGCCTAGCGATAAACGCCCGGGTCCGGGCGCGACTCTTAGGAAGTTTTCTATTAATCCCAAACTCGGACACTTGGAATTCCGCTGGTCCGATACTGATGCGCCCGTTGAATTTCCACTATCAGAGGTACACATGAGAAATGACGGCTGTTATGCCGTCATAGAGTAAGACATACAAGACACAAGCCCGGCAAAAATTCCGGGCTTGTGTTCTTGTTTATCCTTGCACATACCAAAAACTAGAATCCAGTACTTGAGGCAATGCATACAGGATCGAAGCACTGGATGGAAAAAATAATTTATACATCAGGATCTTAACGCCATCGATCGCACGATATACAACTAAGGACACGAGCCACAACATATACAACTAAGGACACAAGCTGACAAGGATTAAATAATAGAAAGGGGAATAGGAAACATGGCAAATCGGAACAGCATCAGGCAACGTAGGATCAGGAAGCTAGACAAGGCACAACGTAGGAAGCTCAAGTTTTACGGGGTATCGCGACAGTACTGGATCACGATACAAGAGGCTGACGCGAGGAAAGGATACAACAATGACAATAGGTGAATGGTTAGAAAATCTACAAGGCTCCGATACAAGTAGTGAAGAGGATTCACAAGTTATGCAAACGGTATTGCGTAACAGGCTAGGCTTTGCCAAGGCCGTAGTAGTCTACGGTGTAGTCTATCTGGACGGCCAAGGCACAATAGCAAATCCGCCTCGGAGCATACAGACGATGGCTAAAAGCCTGTTGACTGCTATGAGGGCTAACGCTAGTTAGTTGCTCCAGGTCATGAATACATTTCGTGATCTGGCTCGGTGTAACTAGCACCGGAATTTAAATCAGAGGAAGGGGATCATAGTATGAGCATAGAGGATCAGATCGTCAGGCTCGAAAGGATCGCACCAAACATACCGCCATGCCGATGTTGTGGCGGTACACTTGGCATACTGGATGGCATTACCGATGCCGTCCGCGAGGGTGTAGGCATACATACCAGGTGCATACCAAAGCATTGGAACCTTCACGCCAAAGGCAAGAACCCTGGCCGATGCTCGGAGTTTGCTCCAACAAATAATACATTGAGAGGTGAGCAATGACTGAATATGTGGCGTGGGTTGATGGCAACGAATGTCTGGACCCTGAGTGTAATGCCGTAGGCAAAATGGATTCGATCTGGGATGGCCGGGCGATCTATTGCTCTGACAAATGCTTCACGGCTGACGGCCATATGTATACACCGATGGCAGAGGACTCACATGAAAAGCTATGGGGTCTTGAACCGGATTCTTGTGAGCATTGTGCATCGTGCGAGGTCAAGATCCTACAAGGGATCAATTGTACCTCCGAGTGCGATGCCGAGTGCATCGCCATTTTAGAAGGCGAGTAACTAATACAGCCAGAGAGCTGGGATGTTTGGTCCCAGCTCTCTTTTTGTCTTCAGATCCTGGGCGCTGACGTGCGCTACATATACACCGAAGGACACGGGTTGGTTGACTCCATACTCGGTGACGCAATGTATACAGCACGTCAGTAGTGGACATAGAGGTGGGAATTGTATACAATAGGTATATCAAATATAAGGAAGAGGGAGTGCAAGTATGAGTAATGTATTGACTGAGGAAGAGAAGGTATTACTGGCTGACTACGGTGCAACAATACGAGGGTCTTTGGAATGCGATGTCAACGGGACCGGAGTGCCATGCCGCACTGACAGATTGTACGCGGTCGAATTTATGAAGCGTTACCTGGCCATCCACGACTACACGGTAACTGAAAACGAGGAGAGCAATGAATAGATGTGAGAGGTGCTACAAGGAAACGTCTGTTACCATTATGAGTTATTTCAATACTCAGATCATTTGCCTTGGGTGCGAGAAAGAAGAACAGCAAGACCCACGTTATGCCGAAGCGAAGAGGGTAGAGAACGAGGCCGTCAGGCAAGGGAATTATAACTTTAGAGGTGTGGACAATGAGTAACACTTTACCCCCCATGTACAGTATGTGTGGGTGCGGTCGCAAGACCCTCGTGATCTGGGGTGGAACCGTGATCAAGAGTCCTACTGGTGGACTCATCACGGTATGCCCGGACTGCAAATCAAAACTGAAGGGAGATGCATAATGCAAGCTACATTTTATGTTCAGCCACAACACCAACACTATTACCTGTCGATCTGTTGCGAGTCACCCATCATGGAAGGGAGCGAGGTAGACTACTGGGGAGATAGTGCCAATACAATTCTGAATAACATGGTAGGACTAGATGCTATCTCTGGCTACTGTTCCAGTTGCCGAGATCACGCCATTGTAGAATGCGTGGAATGTCAAACAGGGAAGGAGACAACACATGATAGAGGTTAAGATCCGGTGCAAGGGGTGTGATACCAACACAACCACACAATTCCTACGACCTATTGAAGCCCGTGCTATCCTTGGGATCAGCGAGCCTACCCTCAATCGATACAGGGAAGAAGGCTTTCTCCAGGGTCACAAGTTCGGGCGTGGTTACCTGTATACACAGGACCAGTTGGAGTCATGCGCGAGGGAACTCCGCAAAGAAGACCAATACAAGAATATGGAGATAATTTATCGTGGCTAATAAACAAGTAGAGATCATTGAGGGAGAGGTAACAGAAGCCTATCCGCCTAACAAGAATGACGAGGGGAAGTGGCGGCCAGCCAACATATACATCGCAACCACTGAGGGTACAGTCAGGCTTGGGCAATTTCCTAAAGGCGATTATGAGAGTGGCGTGACCTTTGAACCCATCCAGATGCCAGCATGGTATGAGGCTCTGGACTTGGATAACCTGGTTGGGGCTAGGGTGCAGATCGCAGCAGTATACCAGAAAACATACCAAGGAACCCGGCAGTACGGTAGTGCCGCGACATTCAAGGTACTCAACGGTGTAGCGCCGAAGGCACAGACATCTACGCAAGAGGGCGTACAGTTCGCACCTACCGCTACTACACCTACCTCTGCGTCGTGGGGTAGCAAGGATGACCGCATTATGTGGAACTCAGCGATAAACAATGCCGTTACTGCCATTCCGTGGATCAGCAATATGACTGAAGATGGAGAAGCCTATTACAGACCTAACTGGCTCAGCGAGGTAGATGCTTTAGCACGAGACGTATATGCCCTCATCCGTAGGGGACCAACACCAGTAGAGGAAGCCCCTCTGGAACCAGAGGATGAAGAGCCATTCCCAAATGCCCCAGAGGAGTCGCTCGGTGTACTGAGCGCGGAGGATGACGATGCCAACTGAAGTACAACAGCATCCGCTCGCCAACGGCGCATCAGTCGACATCAGTCGTAACGGCAACCACCAGTACTGGGTTGATGATGGCCCCAGGATGAAGAGCGTTACCAGTATTGTCAAGTACATAGATGGTGGCGATGCGTTCGGGGCTGGTATGAACTGGGCGCTTAAGGTGGTACGAGAGAACAACGGCAACCTTAATGCCCCTCGTAAGGCTACCAAGGATAGCCAAACGATAGGTAACAATTTGCATGAGGCCATTGATAACTATATCAAGCACGGCACAATCACAGAGGATGATCCTTTGTTCCTGGCATGGTTCAAGGTAGGCCAGACTCTACAATTCATAGGCTCTGAGAAGTTCCTGTACCACCCACGACTGAAATACGGCGGTACTGCGGATGCCTTCTCGTTAAGCAGTAGTGGTGGCGTTTCCATACACGACTGGAAGACGGTCAACGCTGACAGTTGGCATAAGTATGGACCAAGCCTGCGGATCAACAAGGATACCGCACAACTCTCAGCCTACGCCGATGCACTCAGGGCAATGGGATCTGTGTGGGTTCCTACCAGGGGATACATTACCTATGTGTTGCGTGATGCCAGCTCTGCCGTGGTCATAGAAGCAGACCTACGGCATGGACTGAAGCTGTTCACGGCATCCAGAGAATTATTCTTACTAACAGAAGGAGATCAGGAATGATAACAACAGAACAGGATTGTGTATCACCAGTTAAGAGACATACTCACAAAGATGAGTTGAGGGTAGGGATGCTCTCCGGTCGCATTATATCTCTGTGCTATGCGTGTAGCCGGGTGGAGAAGTGGTACCCCGTGCCAGAGGAATACGATGGCCTGCTGCGCCTCAATGGGCATTGGGCCAGCGGTGTGGATAGGGAAAGACGCAAACGAAAGGACGGCATACGCTAATGGGAAGAACAACAAGATTGGCATTGACAATAGGGCCACCGGAAAGCGCAGAGGCCTGTCTTATATGTGCCAAAATAGATTGGCTGGGCGAAAGGGTTAGGCAATTCCATAAGCATATCGCTAAAGAAGAGAAGAGGTTATATGCCCAATGGCGGAGCAACAACACTTCTCATATCAAGGACCAGCAAGTATGTCAGCTCGCGCTTGAGCGGTGGACGAGGATATCTCCCGGTGTAATACGGGAATTAGGGCGCAGGCAAAGAAGATTACAAACCCGGCAACGCCAGTGGCGCAAAAACAAAAGCAAAGTTCGGGCATGGTTCGAACAACGCAATCAAAGGTTGTCCGCAATAGTGACCTCAGATCCAGAACAGTTAGTAGCAGATAAAATTACACGGCTGGGACAGCGGATAAAGCGTTATGGAGTATTGATAGAGAAAGTGCCTGCGAAAATCAATCAGCTCACAGCAGACCTGGGTGAGTATACCTCTATCATTAAGAAAGAAAGCACTAAATACGTTGAGCAATACTTTCCATGGCCGATCCACCTGTCATGGGAGAGGAAACTGAATGGGGTATTATCCGACTGGCAGGACAATCATCCTCTTTGTGCGTGGTGCGGTCTACGGTTCGGGGGCTTTCATGTAGGGCAGGAAAACTACCTGGTATCAGGGGAAAAAGTATGCCAGTTCTGTAAAAAGGAATCCTTTGAGTTGAAAGATGGCGGGATGATAAATATTCTTGATGAGGAATCCATAGAGGATGGTGAATGATGCAGTTAAGTGCAGAAGAAGTACAGAAAATTAAGGAACAAATCAATTGGTACGGTACTATTGATGAGGAACTATTGGCTCGCTGTCTGCATGGCAATGATTGGTACTACAAATCACCGTTCAATGCCTTACCGGGACAAGTAAACTGGGGAGAACAGGCCATCAACCTTCTACAAATGAGGGTGCAGGGCATGACTCTTGAGCAATGTGGCCAGCATTTCGGTGTCAATCGCACGAGAATACATCAGGTACAGTTCAGAGCCTTACGCCGCTTGCGTACTCTTGCGAGCCAACAACACTTCACTGTAGGGGGGCGATAATGCAGTTAAGTGATGAAGCCGTCACGGCAATAGAGATTTGGGCAAAGGGATTCAATGCCTTAATAGAAGATTTAATAGCCCAAAGAAATCACAAGCTATTACGCGAACTAAACAGACAGAAGGAACAGCTTAGTACACAACGCAGGCTAATGCTCGACAACGAAAAGAGGTATTTTGAGGCAGTTAACAAGTGGTATGTGCAGGTGCAATCTGTGAACGGAAGAAACGAGAAGCTTGCTTCTATCGATAAACAGGGGAGTGAGAAAAAGAAACGATCTCCAAAGGAGAGTAACTAATGGGGTACTGTGCGATGTACGACTACGACCACGCCCCGGTCTGGTGTCCTGCCTGTTGGGAGGATACCAGAAGGGCGAGAGAGGTGACGCTACAGGAACAACACCTCTTTGAACTGAAGAGATCCAACGACATTAGGGAGTGGGAACTGGAACAGGGTGGCAGGCCAAGGCCACGGTATGTGCCACCGCCACCGCCACCAGCGCCAACCAGGGAGCCTCAACAATATGGTAAGAAGGGGGGAATTTCTATTGGATCAGGATGAAGAAGTACAGAGTGACCTCTATGACTTTACGATGGAAGGGAGTGACGGCCAGTACCGTTTGACTTGGCCTTCACTACACATTACCTGTGACGTGGAGAGGATGCGTGAGTCTACTGACCACGATGTCAAGGCGGACCTGAACTTTACCTCGGAACGCCCGACCAGTGCAGGCCATCTCCGCCACGGCAGGATCTTGGTAACATCACCAACGGCCAAGAAGTCTATGGCAAAGCTGTTGGAAGACAGGGATAGCCAGGTAGACTGGGATGCCGTGATGGAACAGGTATGCAAGACTATCATCGCGGACTACCGCAAAGGTTCTCCCGAGGTGATGCTTACCGGGGACATGGATGTGATAGCACAGTCCAAGTGGCTGATAGAACCTATACTACAGGAGTACAACCCCACCATGATCTTTGGTCCAGGCTCGTCAGGTAAGAGCTGGCTTGGACAATACCTTGCAGTACTGGTAGACGCTGGCATCAGCCACGGTGGCCTGACAGTAGAGCCTGCCAATACACTGGTACTGGACTGGGAAACATCGCAGGATGAACTGGGTGCAAGGATCACCATGCTACGCAAGGGCATGGGACTTGAGGGAAAGTCCGGTGTGTGGTACAAGGCCATGAGCCAGGGTCTTGCGAGCGACCTGGAGACAGTAAGGAAGATTGTACTCAACCGAAACATATCCTTTATTGTCCTTGATTCACTAGGCTCTGCTTCAGCAGGCGAACCGGAGTCGGCAGAGGTAGTGCTACGCCTCTTCTCAAGCCTGAGAAGCCTCAAGGTGACAAGCCTGTGCATAGATCACACCAACAAGGAAGGTACACTGTTCGGATCTGTCTACAAGTTCAACTCCGCAAGGCAGATATTCGAGATAAAGAAAGACCAGAAGCCCGGAGAAGATAAGCTGGTGTTCGGGTTGTTCCACAAGAAAGCGAATAACTCCAAGCTCATCAAGGACATAGGGTTCCAACTGGACTTCTCGCAGGAAGGTCAGGTTACCGTAGCACGTCAGGATGTGCGTGATACTGACCTGTCGCACCACCAGTCTGTACCGGACCGGATACTGAACGCCTTCCGGCAGAACAGGGGCGATGGCAAGATGACCGTGGATGATGTGACAGAGGAGATATGGGCTGAGGATAAACCTGTCAGCAAGGAAGTTGTCAGGACTGCCATGTCACGGCTGTTTAACCAGGGTGTGCTGATGAAGCGACCGGAAGACAGGGACAACGACGGCAAGCAACAGTACGCCCTGCCTGTGCGACGGTCGTGGGAAGAACCTGTCGCATCGGAAGGGGGTGACTCATGGAAAATAGTGTAAACAGGGAAGAGGCATTAGTGTTCTTGAACCTGGCATCTCTCGAGAGGGGGGTGAAGGCCATAGAGCTGGCACACATTAACGGGTTACGACTTGTTCCAAACGGCAGGGAGCTGGACGTTAGGCGTGACCCACAAGCAGAGAACTATAATAAGGAACAGGCCGAGCGAATCGTGAGTATGCTTGGCAGGGGTAAAGAGGAACTGTTAGCTATCACCGGGAATCCTACCGCAGTACGGGATGTCCTTGTACAGTCACAACGACAACTGGCTAACCACAACGAGAAACTCTTTACTTACCTTGACCTCTGGGATAGGCTTGAAAAGGTCTACCGCCTTCTCTTCTCAGACGATACAGGATGTATCGGGGGAGAGAATGGTTGCCCAGCGGACGCGGTAGCGTGTTGCAAGGCCTGTGAAGGGAAGAGTACAAATGGGAAATAAGAAGTTTTACTACGGCGATACTGTCATACTACAGAACGAGCGGTACTCCAGGCATCAGCAACATCAGGGTAGGGTGCAGGGATTCAAGGTGAGTAAGTCACCCTCACCCACCAAGTCTAACATTGTGTATTACAAGGTGGCCTGTGAGTGTGGTGCGTACCTGTCTCCGGTGTCACGACACCTGTCTCTTGTATCCACACCACTGGATGCGGGCCAGGTAAGTCTTCTGGACTCGAGGAGAATGTTCTTTCTTCAACAGATAGGAGTGCAACCAGATCCGAGTATCCTACGCGAACAGACAGACTCGATACTTGGAGTGCTTAACGAACAACAGAGGGCGGTGATATCGCAGAGGTTCAGCCTGTATGACGAGAGTGGAACAACCCTACAGGCCATTGCAGATACCCTGGGCTATACTAGACAGTACATTCTGAAGGTACAGAAGGCAGCCATGCAGAAACTTGAGGCCTTTCCCGGCCTCGTAAAGGGGAGTGTATAGGATGCAACACATTGTCAGCCTGTCAGGTGGAACGGCATCAGCCGTCGCAGCACACCGTGTCATAGAACGATACGGCAAGGAGAACACAGCGCTATGGTTTGCAGACACAAGCTGGGAAGACGAGGATTTGTACAGGTTTCTAAACGACCTTGAGAACTTCTTTGATATTCCCATTCAACGGTACGTTGATGGGCGTACCCCTCTCGAGGTAGCAGCACAGCGCAAGATTATCCCAAACAACAAGTTCGCTCCATGCTCCCTGGAACTCAAGGTGTACCCGTTTCGTAAGTTCGTAGCGTCATTGCCCAAGCCAGTTACTGTACACCTTGGCCTTGACTGGACTGAGATGCACAGGGCTGAACGACCCAAGCTGGAATACGAAGCAATAGAGGGTGTCACGGTAGACCTACCCCTCATGTGGAAACCTGTTGCCAACCCACCCCACCGTCAGGTCACAGAAAGCTGGGGCATACACACCCCTCGCCTGTACAACATGGGGTTTCCACACAACAACTGTGGTGGAAGATGCGTTAAGCAGGGCATCAAGGAGTGGGTGCGCCTCGCCCAGATGTTTCCGCAACGCTTTGCCGAAGTGCGCGAGTGGGAAGCAGAACAGCAGGCGCAGGGGGGAGCAAGGGCTACCTATACAATTGCAAAGGATCAGTCCGGGGCCGAGACTACATCCCTCTCGTTGTCTGAGCTGGAAGAAAAATACAACACTAAGCAGATGCCACTGTTCACCCTGGAGTGGGACGGTGATTCAGACAGCATCTCCTGCTTCTGTGAGTACGCATGAAGATAGAACTGGACCGGCTACCTGACAGCAACCTGAGTCCTAACAAGAGGCTCCACTACATGAACCTCTACAAGGCTAAGGCGGCTGCCAAGATGGATGCGGTCATGCTTGTCCTGGCACAGGGCAAACCTGCACAGCCGTACACCAAGGCCCACATTACTGTCACATGGATAGCCAAAGACAAGAGGCGCAGGGATATAGACAACCTGTTCGCTTCCATGAAGGCATACATTGACGGCCTTGTGGAAGCAGGCTTACTGGCTGACGATTCAGCCGAGGCCGTAAGCTACTCTCTCAGGTATGAGCGAGGCACAAGGGATAACACAATCATAGAAGTGGAGAAATTAGGATAATGGCAAATGAAGATAAGTGTGATAGACAACTGGGGCGCATCATATTTCAATATGACAGCGAGGCTAAGTGGCACTCAGTTTGTGATGACCACGGGGTATGGGTGCAAGGGGAGTATGGAGATTTGCATGGCGTGTTCTGCTCGG